GGGGCATTCTGCCCATGCCGGGCGCCGCAAACGCTCCCGAACATGTTCGGGGGCGCCCCGGCGACCAGGCGAGCGGTCAGGAGACACGCCGCCCGGTCCTCCTCCCCTTCGATGCCCGACTAAAAGCCGATAAAAGCCCTTGAAGGGGCATCGCGGGCTCGGGAGGCGCATCGGCACCTCCCACCATCCGAGGCCGCTCCTGACCGCTCTGGCGCGGTCGGATCAGTTTCCCCAGATCACCACGCCGGAGCGGAGCTCGGCCACCCGCCGATCGTCGGCCGGCAGCACCGTCAGGCCGGAGACGACGCCGCCGTCGGCATCGGCGAGCGCGACCACGACACGACCGTCGGCGAGGCGGAAGGCGCGCACGTATCGGAACCGCAGACCGACCCGGGCGGAGGCCTTCGACCTCACCCAGCCGATGCGAATCTCGGACGGCTTCTCGAGCAGCTCCGGCAACAGCTCGAACCCGGGACGGATCGGTCCGGTCGTTTCGCCGGCGAGCGCGTCGACCAGGCCGTCGCCGACGACCACGCGTGTCTGGATCGGATCGACGAACGTCGCCTCGACGCGGCCGATGGCACGCGCCAGCGCGGCCTTCAGTCCATCCCGATCGCCGGCGCCGAACTCGGCGAGATCGCCGATGCCGGCGGAAGCCGGCGGCAGCGGTTTCGCCTCCTGGGGCGCCGGGCCCGGATCGAGGGGTTCCCATCCGCCATGGACCTCGGCGGCGATCGTCTCCTGGCCGCGCCCGAAGCCCGCCTCGCCGGGATTGTAGCCGAAGCCCGGGTCGATACCTTCCGGCGTCGAAACGGTCACGGTGCGCCCGCCGGTGCGGATCGGGACCGAGGTCCAGTCGATCGCAGGGGCCTTCGGCGACACTTTTAGGCCCCATCGATCGATGTCTCGAGCGGAGAGCGTCTGGACCGTGCAGCGGCAATTCCAGCCGTTCGGCGGGGTATGGGTCTTCCACCAGTCGTCGTCGATCGACAGGATCGTGCCGTGCCAGGCGCGATGAAGCGGCCGCGTGCGGGAATCGAGGATGGCGACGTAGCGGAGATAGGGTCGGGTGTCCTTGCCCCGTTGGGCCTCTGCCCAGCGCCCCGCCGACCAGGCCATGCGGAGGTTGGTCTGATAGATGACCTTCGACCGCCACCCGGGCGTGCCGTTGAACGTCCAGCCGTGCTTGGCGACGATGTGGTCGAAGTCGCGGCGAAACTCGTCGAGCGAGCGCCCCTGTTCGAGCGCGGCGACGACCGCGTCGTGCAGATCGGAGAGGAGCGCGTCCGAGATGGCGCCGGCGACGACGAAGGCGCGCGCGTGCATGCCCGCCCGGAGATCGGTCCAGGTCCTGGTCGGAATCCGCAGCTTGTCGCGGAGGTAGGCGATCTCCTCCTCCGGTCGTCGGAATCCGGGACCGATCTCAGCCATCGACCGCATCCGTCGTCAGAGGCGCGGCGAGCTCGGACCGACCGGAGAGTTCGGCCACCAGCAGCGCCTGGCGCATGATCGCCGCGAGATCGGCCACCGGCATTTCCGGACGCAGCGCGAGCAGCCCGTCGCGCACCTGGTCGAGCGTCGACGACGACGCCACCAGGTCCCGGACCTTGCCGATCATCGCGTCCATCGCATCGCCGGCGAGCGCGTCGGTCGCATCGACCAGCAGATCGACGCCGTCACGCGGCGGGGTGGCGGCCTGGGCGCCGGCGGTGAGGCCGCGGCGGCCGAAGAGTCCGTCGAGGGCCTTCGCCGCACTGACGGCCGCCGGCGACGACCCGCCGGCCGGAGCGGTGAGCAGCACCGCATCCGGTGCGGGGTCGGGCAGGCGCAGCTTGTCGCGCATCACCGACTCTTCGACGCGGAGGCCGAAGGGAACCAGCGAGGTGACGTTCTTCACCAGCTTGTCGATGTCCTCGGCCTCCGGCCGCCGCATGATGACCTTCGGATAGGCCTTCGGGCGGCCGAGGTTCAGATCGACCAGCGGGCGGAACAGGTCGCGGTTGAGGCTCGCGACGAGGAGTTCGGCGTCGGACTCCTCGATGTCCTCGCGGACGCCGTCGTGGACCGAGGCGGTGGCATAGCCGCCCGCAGTGGCGTCGGTGGTCTGGGTCTGGCCCAGGACGCCCTTCGAGACCTGCTGGTCGAGCCAGTTGGCGCGGCGCTCGTAGAGATCGATCGACGAGCTGATCTTCGCTTCGATGAACTCGATCTCCATCGACCGGGCGATGATGGCGGCGTAGTCGGAGCCGATGTCGGCGACCGCCCGCATGAGCTTCTGCTTGTTCTCCTCGGTCTCGCCGTCCTGGTACTTGCCGACCCGGATCGGCTGTCCGAAGGCCTCGGAGAATACCGCCCAGTCCTTCAGCGTGAAGCTCTTGAACATGACGGCCCAGGCGGCGAGGCGCGCCAGGCCGCCGCGGATCGGCATGCCCGTCTTGCACTTGCCGTGGTGGACGATCCACGAATAGGGCTTCAGCACCTCCGGCCCCGCGTCTCCCTCGAGGTAGAGCGTCTCGCCGTCTTCCGGATCGACGCGGAACCAACGCGGGTCGCGCCACTTGAGCCCGACCGGCCGCCACTGGCCTTCCGACGTGTCCCAGAGGATCTCGGTCGCGCTGTAGCCCTTGCCGACGGCGTCGAGCACGTCGATCAGCTCGAAGCGGAACGTGTCGCGGGAGACGACCTCGCGGATCAGGTCGGCGGCCGCGACGTCGCGCACATCGTCCGTCGCCGCCTCGACGGTGATCGGAATGCCCGACACCTGGCGCTTCCGGATGCCGAGGACGCCGGCATAGTGGAGATCGCGCTCCTCCATGTCCTCGGCGAGCTCGAGATAGGCCCGCGCGTCGCCGGAGATGGAGTCGCGGAGGATGCGCGCCAGCTTGCGCGGATCGAGCCCCTGGGCCGGGTGCATGCCCGAATAGGGCTGGCGGATGCCGGAGACCGACGGCCCGCCCTGCTCGCGAGTGAGCTCACCCTTGTCCGGCGTCGCGCCGACGAACGCCTTCATCTTGGCGCGGAGATCGGAATAGAAGCTCATCGCCAGGTCCTTCTCTGTCCGCGCAGGCGGGCCATGCGCCAGGGCCGGTCGTCGTCGCCGTCTTCGTCTGATGGCGCTCGTCGAACCGGGCGGTAGTCGTAGTCGGCGGGCCCGTCGCCGGCGGCATGAATGCCGAGGAACGCGGCCCAGGTGCGGTCGGCATGATCGTCGTCGCGATCGGCGACGAAGCGCGGCGCGCCCGTGGCGCTCGCCACCTTGCGCAGCTTGTGGAGATCGGATCGCAGCGCCGGATCGCCTTCGGAGATCCGCACGCGGCGGTCTTCGAACCGTTCCTTGCCCGCCGTGGCCATGATCAGCTTGTTCGGACCGGTGAACAGAACGCCCTCGACCCGCGATCCCCAGCGGCGCTGCGCATCCTCGACGACTTTCTCGCCCATGCCGGTCTGGTCGACGCAGGCGCGCACGACCCGGTAGCGCCGCATGATCTCGTCGAAGGCTTCGTCCATCTCGGCGAAGGTCGCCCGCTTCTGCTCGATCCGCTCGCGCTCCCACAGCACGTCGCCGACGAGCTCCCAGACCCAGATGACGTGCAGATCGTTGCGGCGGCCGATGTCGCGGCCGACGTAGCAGACGCCGCCCTGGTACCGCGCCGGATCGCCGGCCTCGGGGTGCTCGACGGCGGTGATCAACTCGTAGGACAGCCAGGCGCTCGCCTCGTCGAGCCACTTCAGCTCGTACTCCTGCGCCCAGGCGTCGTCGTCGCCGATGCCCGACCTCAGCTCTTCGATGTTGCGGGGCAACCCGTCGGCGACCGCCCGATAGATGTCGACGACGTGGCGCGACCAGGTTTCGTCCTGGCCGGTCATGATCTCGTAGAACTTGTTGTCCTTGCCGTTCGGGGTCGACGTGACCCTGAGCTTCCAGCCGGCGGAGATGACCGGGAAGAGCGCCTTCCAGATCGTCCTCGAATCCCGATGGAAGGCGAACTCGTCGAGAAACACGTTGGCGGAGAAGCCGCGCGCGGTATCCGGATTGGCCGGCAGCGCGGTGATCCGCGAGCCGCCGGGCAAGGTCACCTCGAGCGCCTTGTAGGAGCCGTTGTCGCCTTTCCAGTCATACTCGGCGGCTTCGAACGCCAGCTTGTAGGCCGAGGCGTGGCGCTTGATGCCCTCGTCCATCGCTTCCTTGGCCTGGCGCTCGCCGCGCGAAAGGATGACCCAGCGCTCGCGGCGACCCTCCACGTTCGCCTCGAAGCACGAATCGACGATCTCGAGGGTGGTGGTGAACGTCTTGCCGGTCTGACGCGCGAACATCCCCGACTTGAACCGGGCCCGGTCAGCGAGCCAGAGCCGCTGATAGCCGTGCAGGGGGACGGCCGGGGCGCTCATCGATCGAAGATCCCGTAGACGTCCTCGCGGATCCGCTTCAGCACCGCGGCAGCGTCGGGCTTCTCCGCCGCGTCGGCGATCGCGCCCTCGACGGCGTCCACGGCCTTCAGGAGCTTCGACCGTGCGGCCTCTTCGGCGACCTTCAGGCGATCGAGTGAGACCTTCTGGCCCGATACGGCCGCGCGATAGGCGAGCGCGAGATCCTTCGCGCCCTTCGCCGTCATGCCTTCGGAATCGGACAGTTCGTCGATCAGCGTCTTGATGAATTCGCCCAGGACGAGATCGTTCTTCGCCACCTCCTCCGGCGTGAGCTTGTCGGCGATCGACGCATAGACGCGACGGCGCTCCTCGATCTTCGAGGCGCGGCTGGCCATCCTGACGCTCGCCCGACCGAACGCGCTCTTCGAGATCGGCCCGAGGCCCTTGACGGCGAGGCGGTCGTTGAACTCGAACAGGATGTCCGCCTGGGTGCGATGGCGCTTGTTGAGCTCACCGATCGCCCAAACCAGATCGTCCTGGGCCTCCTCGGGCAGCATGTCGAGGGAAGAGAGCTGTCCGCGTTTCTCGGCCATGGGGCACTCCTCAGAGTTCGGGAGCGGACGGCCGCTTGACGCCGTCGAGCACCAGGCGACGTTCGACGTGATCTTCACCGCGCCGGGTGAGCGAGGCGACCAGCACGGTGCCGGCCTCGACGACGGTGACGGCGCCGATCTGCTCGAGGTGGCGGATCTCGCCGGAGATCCAGTCGCGGGTGCGCGAGATTCCCCACTGCTCGAGCGACCGACGGAGCAGCTCCGAATTCAGGCGCTGGTCGGGCTCGTCGCGAAGCGCGCGCAGGATGATGAGGCGGCCTTCTTCGCGGATGATGCGGTCCATGCTCATGCCGCCTGTCCTTCTTCTTCGCGCGAGAGGATCGCTTCCCGCCAAACCATCGGATCGGCCGGGTCCTGGATCATGATCCAGCGGTACTGATCCGCGATCGGCGACAGGAGCGCGACCTCGAGGTTGTCGAGAACGAGATCGCCGCGGGGCATTCGCGCCACCAGGACGAGGTGGAACTCCCGCGACGGGATCTGCACAGCGGCGAGCAGCAGCGCCGACGTGGGCCAGCCCGCCTTCAGCAGGCGCGCCCGTTTGGTGCAGGCATAGTCGTCGCAGTCGCCCTGGGTGACGTCGATCAGCCAGGTATCGCCGACGTCTGCCGCCGGCGCGATTTCGCTGTTGACCTGCGAATTCGTGCGGATCAGCTGCCGCATCTCCTGGGGAGATCCGGTCGGCACGAACGATCCGGCCACGGTGACCTGATCGGGATAGGTGGCGGCGAAGGTGGCGAAGGCCGTGGGCGGCGATACGACCGAGCCCAGGCCGATGATGATTCCTGTCACGGCTTGACCCTCGCTTGCTCGAGGAGGAACTCCTGGAGGCGATCGCCGATGGCAGCGATCGGCTTCAGCCGCTCGTCCATGGTCTCCATGCGGCCGTCGAGCCGCGCGATCGCCATCTCCAGGCGATGCGTCGTCTCCCGGTCGGGCAGATGTGAGAGGTTGCTCTCCATCTCGATCTGCTGACGTTCGACTTCGCGGACGCGCAGCTCGATCGCCTCGACGACGCTCTTCGACGCCCGTCCCTCGACGACGCCTTCGAGCTTGGCCACCTTGTCGTTCGATGCTTTCGATCGGGCGGAGATGATCACGTAGGTC